CGCGCACTTGAAGTCGAATATCTCGCAGTAACCTAAGTCACCGGCATCAATCACCGCCCATGGGTCGCCCTCTTCGCCAATGCCGTTAGCGATGCACTCCAGCATAGAGTCATCCTGGTTAAACGCCGCGCAGTTACCGCAGCGGCTCATCTTGGCATCCTCCTCGGACACCTCCCACTCAGCCGCCATCTCCATCCAATACTGCTTATTAGGTAGCTTCGGATTCTCAGGGCCGTAGTTCGCAGAATCAATCGCCTTGGCGCGATTCTTCAAATTCAGCGTGATGTCTTGCGTTGCCATCGGACAACTCTCTTCGCCGCCCTCGTAGCCCTCGTCCTGATCCATGGCCTGATCCATGGTGCGCTTGAGCGTAGCCATTAACGCATCCCCTTGGTCTTCATGTTCTTCGCTGTACGCGCACCGCGCATGGGCATCTTGGCTTCGGACATCGCAATGGCGATGGCCTGCTTGGGATTCTTGACTACTTTGCCGCCTTTGCCAGAGTGCAATGTGCCAGACTTGTACTCCTTCATTACAGAACCAACTTTCTTTTGTGCCTTGGTCATCTTCATGCGTTACTCCTTGAATAAACGAATTATGCAACCCTTGACAGGTTTCTTTTCAACGGTTGACTCCACTTCGTACTCGCCTTTGACCCCATCATGCCAATCACAGCATCAGACGCAAAGGTCAAACAAAACGCATCAGCCTTGTCAGGCGAGGCAAGTCCACGCTTTCTGATCTCATCCTTACCCTCAATCTGAATCTTGCCGCTAGAAGTAAACGAATACCTCACAGTCGCCAACTCAGCTATCAAAGCCTCATCTTTAGGCATCGTACAGTCCCGCGACTCCAGCCACGCCTTGGCCTTATGCCACAACTCAGCCTTCAGATTCCGATAGGTGTTACCCATGGCCGGTGACTCAGACACGTTAATGCCACGCGCTGGCAACCCCAGCTCTTTCAACCGATCCACCACACCAGCGCCCAATCCAATGGAGTCCACCAATATCTCCTGTGGGCGCTCACTTGGCGGCAATATCTCATACTCAGCCACCACTGCACCAGTCAACTGCATCAAGTCCAAATTCTTCCAAGTCTTGATCGACTCGGTAACCGCATTCCCCTTACGCTTGCACAGCGCCGATCTGTCAGAGCCAAACCGCGCAACGTCCAATCCCCACACCAAGGGCGCGTGTTGGCTAGGCGCCACATCTCGATTCATCGCCAATTCCAACAACTCCATCGGGATGACTGTATCGTCATCTGATCTCGGAAACTCACCCAATACGCGGATGCGGTAGGCATTGGACTCCTCGCCATACCGAGCCTTCATCTCATCGATGTACGCCTCACTAACCCTTGGCGAGTCAACGCAAGACACCCGCATCGTGATCCAGTCGCTAGCGAGTCGGTTGTGCGTATCAAAGAAGAAACCGCTGGAACGTACCGGATTGCCAAGCAACAGCGTCACAGCGTTGTGTCCAGACATAGAACCTGATGCCGCCTCGAATACCTGTTCGGGTATGCCGCTGGCCTCATCTCCCACCAGCATCACATGATCACTGTGGACGCCTTGCAAGGCTTCGGGCTGCTCGGCGCGGCTAGTCCTAGCTGAGATAAACGCCTCGTTGTTGGCATCCTTGACCTCAATCCTGTCCTGCTTCACCTCCAACTGATCCTGCAACATTGGCGGCAGTACCTTTACCCAACGCTTAACTTCAGCAAATAGCGCGTCATACAACTGGCTGCTAGTGGGCGCAGTCACCACCACCTTGACAGGAAATCTCAAAAAGAGATACCAGATCATTGCCCACGCGCTTGCCGTCGATTTGCCTACGCCATGTCCTGATCTAACCGATATGCGTCTATTGCCGGCGGCGATGTGATTGAGGAACTCTATCTGCCAAGGATCAGGCTGCGTGTTGAGCACCTCGCGCACAAACTTCACAGGGTTGTTTTTGTACAACGTGACAAATTCAATGAATGGGTTATTCGCCACCAAGTCATCAGAAATTTTTTTTGAGACAGGCTTCTGAGCAGTAAGGGATAGGGGGGTGGGGGTAGGGTTAGGAATGCTCATGGCAATACCTGTTTGGGTGCTACATCAGCCGCCCCCGCCGCCGCGAGCAAGGGGGGGCTCGACGCGCCGGAGCCAGCCGCGGCCAGCCGCCGGATGCCAGTAAACGGCTGAAAAGTTATCCACAGGTCGATGCATCTGTAAGTCATTGATCTATATGCTTTCTTACATGAGACTTACATAATCGGCTTAACACGATGACTATTATGTTAACTTTATTGTGGATAACTACAGCGATTCTGCTCAATAAACAGGCAGTTTGCGGTTGTCCACAGGCCAGTGTGTACATCATGCGCCATTTTCTGTGGATAAGTCATCGATCACCTCGACATGGCGCAACGCGGCCATGCGTAGGTCTTGCACGTTGATGTTGATCTGTTGCGCCTTTTGTAAGCCATAAGTTTTCTGATCCCACCTTTCAGCTAGCCACTGGCGAGTGCGGATGCGCTGGACATCGCGCTGCGCGTGGTCGATGTCCATGCCGTCTGCTATCTTGATAGTGTCACAAGCCATCAGATCGGCGGCACGCGTGCGCGCGCGTGTAATCATAGCACCATGATCGTTTTCCTCAATCCAATCGTCTAGCGCACGCTTACCTATGCCCAAGTCGATGCATATGTCTGCGATGCTTTTGCCGCTCTCTACCATTGCAAAGATCATCTCTTCTGGCATCTCATTGAGAAAATCGACATCCTTTCGCCGCTTTGGTGTTCCTGCCATGCTTAGAACCCCTTTAAAGCCGTTTTAACGCGCTGGACTAAGTCCAGTACCTTTTCGCGGATAAGTGCCGCTATGAGCTTAAATTGAGCCATCTCTGAACCTCTCTGCTTGTTTGCTGTTGAACTTGTAGTCCATGGTGTCATTGTCGCTGAAAGTAAGGTCATCGACAAAGTCATCAAAGCCTGTTGCGCCGCCAGGCTTGAACTCTGATGTTGGCTTAAAACTGGTGAGCTGCGCTGTTGGCACAAGCGCCTTGATCTTGATGACTTCCTGCATCCGAGGATCGGCCAGCAGCACCTCCATCTCCTGCATTGACCAGATGTGATGATTCGCCAAGTCCTGACGCTGAGTCTGTATTGCCACAGCCTCGTTGACCGATCTCACGATCACCATAGTCTGGCCATTCTGCATCTGCCACTCAATTCTCGGTATGCCTACATCCGCTGGCTCGCAACCATCTTCGGTTGCCAGTTGATCCAGTGCGGCATATGCCCTGATCATTCCCGCCACGCTGGAATCGAACTTCGCCCGATCTTTGGCCTCCATCGCTTGGTGCAATCGGCTGTTCTGTAGCCAGAATTTCTCCCTCACCTCACTGCTTACTAAAGTAGTCAGTCGGTTTTCTCCCCATTTCCTGTCGCTGGCCGCCTTGACTGACTCTAATTCCACCAGCTTTGATTGAACGTGAATTGTCCAAGCGTCTGCCTTTGGGCTTGGCTGCTCCACCACTGGATGATGTCTTGCTGTCCTCTTTATCGCCATTTCGTTTCCTCGGTTTCAAATGGTGCATGGGTTACATATCATCGAGTCTTCTAGACTCTCGATTTGTAACTGTAACCATGCAAGCGTCATTCGGTAACATTTGTATATCGTTTGTAACTTGTAACCTGTATGTTTATCCAGCATCAAAGTCATTGCTTTTAGACTGTAACCACACAAAATCATCCCTTATCGCACCCTCGCCTGTGTCAATCAGGCGCTGTTTTGCGCGATGCCACGCCGTCTTAAACGTGCCTTTATCTTCATCAGTGCATCCCATCTTTGACCATAATTCCTGTCTCCACAGCTCCAATCTGATAGCGTGACGTTGTAAACCTTCTATGTACTTTGGTGCGCCATGCTCTTTGACCATCTTCTCTAAGCAGAGCATCTCTAAGCGCTGATTTTTTCCTTTTCCAGCGTTGCCTTTGCTGGCCTTTGCTGTCTCCATGTGCGTGTCATCGGATGACTGCACCGCCAGACTGATGACTGGATCGCTTAAATCCAAGCCTGCTGACCTGATCTCTACCTCAACCATCTCAAAGCCAAATCGCTCGTTGTCGGCTCCATCC